CGAACGATGAGGATACAGAAGACTCAGTATTGCGGTGACTGTGCTAAAGCAAAGGTCTGGATGGATACCCGCGCTGCTCGGGTACGCGCTAAAGAGTTAGGTATAGATATTAAGAACTGGCGGAGGTCGCACTTCTATGTCATCTAAAAAAGCATTAAAAGCCAAAGCCGATAGATTATTCAGCGAGTGGGTCCGGTCACAGGGGAAGTGCGAGTGGTGCGGCTCAGGCGGTTATCTACAGTGCGCTCACATCTTTACCAGGCACTATCTATCCACAAGATACTCACCCATAAACGCGGTTTGTCTATGCTCCGGGTGCCACCGCCGCGCCCACGCCCAACCGGTAGAGTTTGTAGAGTTTATTAAAGATTATTTAGGAGAGGATATTTATGAAGAACTTAGATACGAAGCGAAAGTCCGCATCGAAAAGGCAACGCCCGATTTTTTCGATACCGTCATCAAAAAGATTACGGCTGGCGAACCCCCATACGTCAAATGAAGCCATCCCTCTTTACATAATGATTATAGGAATAATCTCGATAGCAATACTAATTTGGTCTTTTAGGTCAATCTTATGAAAAACGTAGTCTCTGCCTTTATCGGACTTGGTTTCTTCTGGGCTATGCCGGTAGTAGACCTAACCTTTCCCAAGTACCGGACTTATGTTGATTTAGTCTGGTTAGGGTGCGGGTTATTCTGTATGATTTTCTACTTTGTTATGGGAGTAGTTGATGAAAATAAAGGAGAATAAACACTATGGACATAAAACAAGAAATAAAAGAAATCGTTTATCACGACTCAGATGTTGAAAAACTAATGACTCTTTTCTCTACTCAACGTCAAGACTTATTAAAAGAATTGAGGGGGGAAGTAGTGAGGATGAAGTTTGATGTTGATGGTAGAAAAATAGGTAATTGGGGAAAACCGATGCAAAAAGGCGAAACGCTTAATAAAGGAAAATTAAATATAGAAACCTACAACCAAGCCCTCCAAGACGTTATTAAGCTATTAGAGAAGTATGACTAACTGTGAGTCTTGTTCTAAAAAATACCAAGAAATAGACATGGTTCTACCAGACTGTTCGGCCACCGTTGATAAATGCCGACACTTTGATAGTGTTTTAACCGAAACTCATCGTGATATGGCTAGGTTTGTTGGTTGTCTCGGGTACGAATCAAGTCTGCAAGTAGCCATTTGGAACGCAATTAAAAATATACTTGGAAAGAAGGAGAAGTAATGTCAGCCGATAACTACCTATTCATCACCAAAGTAAAGAAGGTCTATCGTTTATGCGAGCGTTCCGGTGACGGAGATAGAGACTTCAATGCAAAGGACTATAAAACTTTAGAAGAAGCGGTTAAGGCAGCCAAAACAAGAATGGATGAGGGATATTACGAGTACGGCCTAAACTTTTTTGGCGACCTATGAACGTTAAGAGAATAGATAGGTTAAAAGACAATACTTGGGTAGTCAAGGATAAGGAATACCGGGATGTCATCTACCTAAAGTACTTAGAAGATAAGTTGGAGTATGTGAGAGAGATTATCAACAAACTATTGGAAGAAGATGAAAACACTAACTAAACACGCCGGTGGACGACCCACTAAATATAACCCCGATGTCTTTAATAAGATTGAGGTGTATCTAGGAAGTTGTGGACGGGAACAAACAAGTCTGCCTACAGTAGAGGGATTAGCACAATACCTTGGTATAACCAGCGAAACTATACGCCAATGGAGTAAAGAGTACCCCGAGTTTTCTTCGACAATAAAAGGGCTAGTAGATAAACAGAAGCAACAACTAATGGACGACGGGATGTACGGAGGTAAGGAAGTCAACGCGGCGATGGCTATTTTCCTCTTGAAAGCTAACCACAATATGAGTGACGGCAATATGAGAGCTTTGAAAGTATCAGGTGACGGAATGACAGTCGAGTTTATCGAATATGAATCTAAAGATTAAGTTACTGCCTTGGCAGAAGACAGTAATAAACGACAATCATAGATTCAAGATAGTCTGTGCCGGTAGAAGGTCAGGCAAGTCTGTCTTATCTAGGATGTGGGTCCTATCAGAGGCGACTAAGCAGCCGGGATTGTACTGGATCGTGTCTCCTAATTATAAGCAAAGTAAGATGATCCACTGGAGGGATTACCAAAATGAAATACCGCAAGAATGGGTGGCTAAGAGAAACGAGGTTGAGCTTAGCTTCACGCTTAAGAACGGTAGTGTCATTGAACTTAAAGGGGCTGAGAACCCGGATAGTCTTAGAGGAGTTAAACTTAGAGGTCTGGTTATTGATGAGATTGCTTCCATTAGAAACTGGGGCTGGATATGGTCAGAAGTTCTACGACCCACCCTCACTGACTACGCTAGTCCGGCTCTATTTATCTCTACGCCGAAGGGTTTCAATCATTTTCATGATTTATACACTAAGGCACCCAAAGAGAATCCTGAAACGTACAAGTCATGGCACTTCACCAGTTACGATAATCCAGCAATTAGCAAACAGGAGTTAGACGATGCAAAACAAGAACTTACGGAAGACACCTTCCAGCAAGAGTACATGGCCGACTTTAGAAAATACACCGGACTTGTCTATAAAGGATTCTCACGGGAGATACACGTTATTGAACCATTCGATATTCCTGAGAACTATCAAATCTATCGAGGTATCGACTTTGGCAGCACGAACCCTACTGCTTGCCTATTTATTGCTGTTGACGGTGACGATAATTGGTTCGTTGTTCATGAACATTACGCTACTGGGGAAACTATTGATTACCATGCTGGCCTCATTAACACTGTTCCTCTTTCTAAGCGCGTATCTGCTACTTATGGCGATCCCTCGGGTGCTCAGTGGATTACAGAGTTTGCGCAACGGGGCATTTACATTACACCAGCCAATAAGGAAGCCGGTACAGGGTTCAATACCTGGGTTAGATACGGTATCGAAAAGGTATCAGGCAAACTTGCATCTCTCCCAGGCAGAGTTATTGACAAGGTTCCAGGCCGTAGTGCAGCGTTATATATCTTCTCAGGATGCACAGCTACCATCGCTGAGTTTGAAACCTACCGCTGGAAAGAAAAGAGTGTCAGCCAAGCACAAGACCTAAACGAACCTGACGTACCGGAAAAGGCGAATGACCACGCCCTAGACGCGCTGAGGTACTTCGCTGTCAGCTACCAGAAACCGGCAGAGGACTTAGATATGCTACCTGATGATACCAAGCGTTTCCAGGGAAGGTGGTTCTAATGGAATTAGTTATAATAGAATGTACCAACCTAATAAGAACCGTCCTCAATAACCATAACAGCGTACCTTACGTCGATATGATGCAGGATATGAAAGAGTTGAAGAACGGTGTGTTCAACTGTACCTTCAGAGTCGTTGATTCCTATATAACAGACTACGTCTTAATGAGGAACAAGAATGCTCTCTCCCGCCCGCCAACAACTTATCCAACGGCTTAACCAGGACTTAATAGATTCTAAGCATGGTTCAGCGACGCTAACGATTATAGTGAAGAATGGTGAACCGGTGATGTCCACTTATAACCTGATTGTGATGAAACGCAGGCGTTATAAGATGCCCGTGCTTGACAACGTCGCACAATAAGTGATAGTATGTTTCATTAGGCGTAACTTGAAAAACAGCGAGCCACCTTTGCATGAGGTGGCTTTTTTAATGGGAGGACACAATGAACGAACTTATTAACAGTTTATTAGGTAGATACGACGCAGCAGAAAAGTATCTGGTTAATAAGCGGGATTCATGGGACGAGTACGAGGGCATTTTCCTAAACAAAGTAGAAGACTTAGTGAGTGGTACAACCGGCAACGTGATGAGCGATCCGATTCTCTCAACAATGGCTATAGAACGCTCTAACCGAGTTATGAGTCAGATGCCGACAGGCAAGCACCGGGGCATGAGCAAGAACGACGAGGGCATGACTAAACTTCTGAACATGACGATGGATAAGTGGGTAATACCTAACGCTACGTCACAGTTTGACCTTTTAACCAAGTTTAGGATGGTTGACCAGTATTCGAATATCTACGGCAACTTCTTCGCGTTCTGTGACTGGATTGTTAAAGAGGATGGGTATATCGGACCCGACCTGTGGCTACTCAACATTCGGGACGTCTTCCCGCAAGTAGGTGCAGTCTCATTAGAAGATAGCGACTTTGTGATTGTGCGGACTTGGAAGAACAAGAATTACTTCAAAGACTTAGGCGAAGGGTTCAAGGGTGCAAGCGAGAACTGGAACAAGATGAAAGAAGTGTCCGGCGACAAGGTAAACAAGGGTGCTTATGAGAAGTCTAAACGAGACTACGATTATCCGGACCCGATAACAGCTAACGGTTCAGGCCAGTTCGCTATCCTATCCATGTACGAGCGTGACAGGTGGGTGGATTACGTCCCGGCCACCGACACGATACTGAGAGACATAGAAAACCCCCACGATAACGGTGAACTGCCGGTAGTCTGCAAATACAGTATTCCCCTACTCGATGACTTTATGGGTATGGGTGACTTCGAACGCGGAAAATCCATGCAGTACGGACTTAACGGACTCTGGAACCTGTACATGGAAGCGATGCGTATATCTATCTTTCCGCCCACACTAATCAACAAGGACGCGATAGCAGCTGCTCACACGATGAAGATGGGACCGGCCGAGAAGTGGTTAGTCAGAGGCAACCCGGCCAACGCAGCCGCTCCAATGATTGTCTCCCCGCAGGGGTTCAATACGTTCCAATCAACACGCCAGGTAATCGTAGGTTCACTACTTAACCAGTTCGGGACTACGTTCACCGATACCTCAGCCACCTCAAACGCAGAGATGGGTAAGACACCTCAAGCGTTACAAATGCAACAGTCTAGGGAGAACGCCCGCGATTCAGCCGACAGGTTCTATATGGAACAGTTCATTAAGAAAGTGATGAACCGGTTTACGAACCTTATAAGCAAGAAACAACCCAAAGCGCTAACTATCCGGTTATTCCCCGACGAGTTGGCTGAACTAATCAACCAGTACCCCGAGATGCAGGAGATGTACAACGAGAAGACCGGCAAGCTGACGATTAAGGCCTCCACGTTCAAGAACTCCATCTTTGATTACGAGATAGTCTCAGGTTCGACATTCGAGGCAGACAAGGCCGACCAGCAGAAGAATCTAGCTCAGTTATTCATGATGCTGACCCAAGGTATGCAACCTAACCCCCAGACCGGCGAGATGACCTCACCTGTTATCGAGCGCATGAAGATGGAAGGACGTGACACCAAGATCTCCGAACTCGTGACCAGGATTGTCTCAAGCTCAGGGATAAACAACTGGGATAAGATACTGCCCGACCTAACGAATGGGAACCCGGAACAGTACAAGCAGGATCAGATGCTCCAACAGCAAGCCCGGGTCTTCCAGCAAGCCCAGATGCAAGCCATGTCA